TAAATTTTCTATTTGTTTTTTATATTCATCATTTCCCAAAGAACTAAACCAATTTTTTAAACGGCGCAAAACTTCCGCTACTTTAACAATCTCGTTATTATCAAAGCTATGTAAATCAAATGAAGCTTGTTTAATTATTTCAATCAAACAATTTCTCCGCCTGAATCAATAGTTTAGCACTCATTATCGGGTCTACAGTCTCGATTTCTTCTGAATATTTACACATCAAAGCTGCCATTAACCCTTTATTTTGCGTTTTAGCTACTTTTTCTAATTCAATAAAGAATTTTTTATTTGCAACTTTAATTAGCATATCATCAATAAAATTTGCAGCTTTTGTTTTTGGATATGGAATTTTACCAGTCTCAAACCCTTTTAATGTACTCAAAAACATTTTACTTGGATCATAGCCCTGTGCATTTGCTTCATTTTTTAATATTTTCACTTCTGGAAATTCTAATATAGATTTCATATCAAATGTTTTACCATTATCCTGCTTATTTCGCGGCAATGAATCTAAATATTCTTTGTTTCCTAATAATTGAAAAACATCCTGAGCTGTAAGATCTTTCATCGATTTGCTTAATACTTTTTCAATTAACCCAGTATGCATAAATGTTTCTTGTTCCAATTCATCTTCAGATTTTTCCGGAGGTGCCATTTGTACTTCTTCTGGCATTTCTGGAATTTTATTAATTGGTTTTTCTAATTTAGGAGTTGCAACTGATTTTTCTACATTTTGCGGCGTTTTTGATTTTTCAGAATCAAGTTTATTTAATTTATCTATTACCGCTTTTCTTGTACCTTTATCCAAATCTTTAAAAGCTGGAAATGCATCCTCATCTATAATTGATCCCTTATGAAAATCTCCATTTCCTAAAGTTGGTAGCGTTTTAAGAAATTCAGGATCGTCCAATAATGTTAAAGGATCCAATTTTGCTTTTTCTGCCTCTTTTACAGCATCATCATAAATTATTGCATCAAGTTCATATCCAGCATCTTTTAATGTTTTAGTTATATTTGTTCCATTCGCTTTAGTAACAAAACGAATCGGATGACCCAATTGTTGTTCTAATTTATCTTTTAATGTAGTTAATTGATTAGGTTCCGGATGAATTTTAGGCAATAATACAATAGTTACTTTTTTACCAACTCCCTCTAATTCTTTATTTGGCGGGGTTACTTCTGGATTTTTACCTTTAATATCTACATGAACAGGAGCTTCTTTAGGAATATTCGAAGATGATATACTTGGAACTTCTACTGGCCCTGAAGAAAATGGATTTGTATCAGTTTCTTGGGTAGGTACTTGGACAGTTGGAGCAGGAATATTAGAAGGGGCAGTTTGTTGTACATTAGCCGTAGGAAGTGGATGTTTTCTCGGCCTACCCCTTCCTCTTTTGGGAGCTTCTTGGACAGTTGTTTGTGTAGGTGCTTGTGGAACTTTTGGAGCTGAAACTTGAGGAATAACAGCTTTTGGCGTTTCAATTGCTTTTGGAACCTCTACCGGTTTTGGAGCTTCTATTGGTTTAGCAATAGGAGCTACAACAGGACTTTCCACAACTTTAGGCGTTTCAACCTTATTTTCAATTTTATTCGGTTCAGAAATAGATTCAACCTTTTCCTCAACCGGTTTAACTTCAGGAATTACAGGCTTTACTTCCTCAACTTTTTCCGGAACTTGTACATTGCCCTTTAATAAATCCTGAACTTTACTCCACTCCTCTAATTCTTTTTCATTTTGCTTCTGAACATTTCGAGGATCATTTAATGCAGGACGACCCCTTTCAAATTTCTCTTCTTTAACCGGCTCAACTTCTTTTTTATTTATTAATTCAAAAGGCTCATTATCTATCAATTCCTCCGCCTCATCAGCTTTATCTACTGTAGGAATTTCTTGAGGAGCATTTTGTGAAGGAACCGAAATTGGCTGAGTTTGAACCGGAGCTTGTTGTTTATTTGCTTTTACAATATCAGCCAATTCTTTCAAATGCTTATCATATACACCTTTTGCAAATATTTGAAATTCCCCTTGCGCTTTTCCAATTCTTTGCACATCTTCTAACCAATTCCCAATATTTCCATGAGCACGAGCATTTCCCATTCGATCTAATGAAGAATATGAAATGGCAATTAATTTCTCGGTGCGGGAAATTAATGACTGAACCGCTAATTTACTCTCCCTTACCTTTTTCCAATATAATTTCTCAATAGAATTTCCAAATAATCGATCCAATAATCCAGCCGTACTCACTAATCCATCATCTGCCGAAAAATAATTATGTTCAGGATTAGCATCTTCATGTCTGGTGTAATATTCAGCAATTTCTGCATCCCTCAAATCTACAACCGGCTTAGCATCTCTCATCATCAATTTTACCCCATCATTTACCATGGAGCACCAATGAGCAACATCTAAATATCTGTTATCCTTAAATGCCTTCTGTGCCGATTTTAAATAATCCTTAAATAATACAGCCGATTCTCGCATGGATGAATCAGCTTCTCGCAATACTTCCATGCGATCTTGATATTTTGAAGAAACACCCTCGGTAATAGCTCTTTGAAGCCCTTTGGGAGAAATATAATTCCGTAATTTATGTTTTAATCCAAATTCCTGAGCTAAAACTTGTAAATCTTTTTTTTCAGACATAGAAACTCCCAATAAGCATTAGATAAAGTTCAAAGATATGCCGAAAAAATAGTTATATGTTTAATTTATTTTGGCGAAGATCCAGGCGGTGCAGAAGAAGGGGAACTGAACGGGCTATTTATGGGCGGGCTCGGTATTGTTGAACCAGCTCCATTACTAAAAGGACTAATACTTGGTGCAGAACTTGACTCACCAGGTAATGCTTCTTCCCCAGGTAACTTATCATTGGTTAGTTCTTTTATTTCAGTATCATCATTTATCGTGCGCAATTCATCTAACGGCATTCTATTCAATGTCTCAACTTCCCTTGCCTGAATCGCTAAATCAATTTGCTCCCTACGAATCTTCCTAACCTCATCCTCATATTCCAATCCCAATGACTTATATAATGTTTGATTCGAAACTTTTGGTGGTTGTGCCGTAGCTAATTGTGTTAATTGCTGAATATAATCCCCAGTATCAAATAATGACATATGATTCCACTCTACATCTGGAATAATCAATACTTTTTTACCATCAACATATTCGTAAAATTCATTTATTTTAGCAATGGGAGCAAATATTTTTCTACGAAGCCAATTTGTTAAATAATTACGAAATTGTGTATATCTCTGCTTCAATACATCTAATGCAACCCCACCGTTTTGATAAGAAATATCTCCACCACCATCCATAATTACATTCGGAACCATTAACCCTATATATATTTCCTTCATTAATTGAGTAATATCTGCCGATGTATCATAAATTCCAGATCCAGCCCCCACAGTTTCTACAGTGAATCCGTCGTGAGTGATCAATTTGAAATTTTTATCTCCAGAAGCTTCCTCAACTACCATTCTCCATTGTTCCAAATCGGCTGGTGTAGGTTGATAATTAGAAACTCCTCCGCCCACTTTAAATATACGAAGAGGGTTAATCATATCAGAAGTTTGAGCATATTTACATTCGCGGATCTGGTCAAACAACATCAATGGACGATAACAACTAACAATTATACTTGTTCCGCGAATTTCATAAGGACTTATTCTATTCGCTAAATGTGAAACATAAAAATTACTTAATGGAATATTTTGACCACGCTTAACTGCATCAATTATATTTTGACTCAATTGCTTTTTTTGCTGAATATCCGAAGGCTTACTACTTGAACAAATTCTTCTTAAATTTTCATCTGGTCTTAAACTAATAATCGGCTCACCAGCAACAACTGACCTCTGCACAACCATATAATCTGGATTTTGAATTAATAACCTTGACCACATACCCTCTCGTTCGTTTAATTCCGCATAAACAAAAGCCTCACCCAATGTCCAATATTCTTGAGCAACTTGAGTGCATATATTCATCAAATCAATTTCTTCACACATAGTTTCAAAAAATTGTTGAATTTTTGAATCCTTACATGTAATATGCATTTTAGAAATTGGATATGTTGAGTGAAGTGATATTGCATTATGCACAATTCCATTTAAACTGAAGAACGACCGATTCCATGAGTTACAACTGGCACGATCCCTTGGGAAGTTAAGATTAGAATTAAGCCATAAGGGTGAATAAACTTCAGGTGTAAGGCGGTCAACTCCTCCCGAGCCTCTCCAATTTGCCCCACTTGTCCCTGATACTGTATTCGTTGTTGACAATTGAGCTGTCTTAATTCCAGCTTTAACAACATTACCAGCTCCAGTTTTAGACATTATATTATCCGAATAAGACCCACCCGCTTCTCTAAATAATCCATTAGCAGTTTCAGCCTCTAAAGTTTCCCTACGATACTGAGATACGCTCTTCCACATATTAGGTGTAACTATTGGAGGAAGTTGTCTGGATTTCAAAAACTCATCAGATTTACTCATGTTATTATATCAATATATCACTTAATATATTTATTTCCTTTTTCCTGATGGGGCATAAGCTAAAACTGCCGGTATACCTTTTGAATTAATTTGATTATTTGGCCCGATTTGATTTTTAAATCCTTTAGTTATATCAAATTTATAAGCAATATAAGCATTGATCAGAGCGGCAAAAGCATCATTAGGAGTTGGGCCCTTTACATATTTTTGTTGAGCCTCACCTAATCTATTCATCGTAGTTTTAATTTCCATGCTACAAATATGCTGAATTAATGTTGCAATTTTTTCATAATCACCAAACGGGAATCGGATCATTCCTTTTTTCAATAAATCATATACTTCAGCAATATAATAGTCTTTTTCAAAAATGATAGTTTTTGGAAAAGCGTCATCTATATATTTTTGATGATTGTTAACATGGGCCGAAGTTTGACTGGCCAAAAATTTATCACCGTGAGTCATTTGTAATACTTCAGTTAAATCATTTGCATAGCCTACATCGCCTACAGCTAATTTAACAGAATATTGGCGGAACATTTGATCAACAATGGATTTTTTTTCCTCAAAATCATTGCGTTTTAACAATGTGAAGAATTCAATACTTAATTTACCTGAACCATCATCACTTAATAGAACGGCAGAACTATATGATTGACCTCCAGTATCAACTCCATCTCTCTTTTTTCCCCAATCGTACCCGCCAAATGTAGCCAAATTCTCACCAGGAGATATTGACGCTCTAAATTTTCTACCTATATCTGCACATTTAACATGGATTTCTTCTGCGGTAATAGGACTTGAATCACCCGAATAAAATTCCCCAAGGCACTCTGTCATATATGACTTGTTCGTCGAAATTGCATTATTTTCCGGTTTTTGAGATATGATATATTCTTTGGGAAATGTAGGAATATATAATTGGTTCATATGAAACCCAACATATTCTGCGTTCGGATTTAATGCTATCCACGCGCCCGCCTCAATACAGTCATTTTTTAACTGTTCTAATCCGCAGTTTATGTGAGGGCATTTCACAACAAAGCCATAAAGCCAAATTTTTTCCCAATCTTCTGTTCCTGGTGTATAAAGAGGAAATAATTTTTTACATCCAGCACATCTTAAATGATAATATTGTTGAGTTGAATTTAACCATAATTTATGATATTCGGAACCTTTTGCAAGTGGGGTTCCAAAAAACATAACTGCCCCCAAACCCGGAGGACCATAAGCTGATGTAGTTAATAATTTGTTTACATTTGACATGGCTTCTTGAGGGATTAATTGTACCTCATCATATAGTAATAAATCTGCTGATCCGCCCGCAAGCCTTGATCCATCTAAACCAGTTGACTCAACTCTTAAAAAATTTCCATTAACAAACTGCTTAAATTGTAATGAATCATTCGCAGGAGTTGCTTTATCTAACATTTCTTCTACACAACTTAATTTTTTCTTGCCGTGCATTTTAGTTCCTGGCACAGCATTGGAAATCATAGAATTTAATTTTGTTTTTGCATATGTAAATACGTGGATCAATGTAGGGAAACAGTGAACTATTCTAACTGACGGGCGGCCATTCACGCCGTATATATTACTACTCATCATATGCATTTCTAATACGCTACTTAAAATTGTGGCACCTACTTGCCTGCCTTTGTTGAATACGACGTAGCGGCCGTCTTTTTGGAGCGCCTTAGTTCCAAGATATCTTAAAATATCAGCATGTGGTTTATATCCATTTTTACTAATTTGATAAGGCTTGCCATCTAAAGTTAAGTGTTTTTCAGCCCAAACTACGGGATCAATATTGCCTATATCTGATTTAAACTTTTCAAAAAAATCATTTTGCGGCATTTATACCCTTATTTGAATTTATTTTGGCTAAATTTTGCATTGCCAATTTCGACTTTATTTTTTTAATTATTTTCTTTATTAATTTAATATTGGGAATATAATCTTTATCATGCCATTTTGTGTTATATACAATTTCACGTATTAATGAACTTTTAACGT